AGGAGCCTGCGACTGGCGGAAAATGGGCCCAAATTTATTGCGATTCGTTGAAGTAATAAACACTTCCCACGATTTCAGTCTCAACAAGCCCTTTTGATAATGAGACACGCGAAAAAGCCGTATCACAATGCCCAATGGCCCTGACGCAGATCCAACTGGCGAAGGCGCTCAACGCGAACCAGACGAGCGTGTCTCTCTGGAAGGCACAGGGGATGCCAACGGACTCGGTGGATGCGGCGAGGGCATGGCTGGCCGCGAACATTCGCCGCCGCAAGTCGGGCAAAGTGGCCGCGCCAACGACCAGCACCAACCCGGCGCTGGGGCCGAAGGCGAGGCTCGACCGGGCGGCGGAGGGGGAGATTCGCCATTACGAATTGTGGAAGGCGGCAGCGAACTCGGAGGAGGCCAACAGCCGAACCGTGGCCGAATTGGCAGGCGCGTGGCGCGACAGCCGAAAGGCCGTGGCACAAGCCGAGCAGGAGTTGGGGCAATTCCTGTCGATGACCAAGGCGACACTCAACAAGGCGGAGACGGTGGCGGCGATCCGTGGGCTGATCTCGGCAATGGTGCAGGATTTTTCGACATTCCCGTGGGGAGAGCAGGCGACTTCGATGCTGCGGAAGCACTTAGCGACCCTGCCGCCGTCATTGTCGGAGGCGACCGCGAAGGGTTAGCCGAAGCGTGGGCCGCTGGGCACGAGGTAACGCTGACGCCGCCGAAGCCAGGCGTGGTGGCGTGGGCCGAGTCCAATCTGAAGCTCTCTGAGCGCATCACCAACAAGCCGGGGAGTTATCTAACCCAGCGCACTCCGTATGTGCGCGAAGTGTTGGAGTGCTTTGCGGACGAGCGGGTGCGTCGGCTTGCCTTGGTGTGGGGCGCGCAGACGAGCAAGACCACGGCCATCATCGTGGGCATGGCCTACAAGCTGGACGTAAATCCCGCCCCGTGTCTTTGGGTCATGCCTTCGACGCACTTGGCTCGGTCATTCTCCGAGACTCGATGGATGCCGCTCATAGATCAGAACCCGACTTTGGCGCGGCACAAGCAGGCCGACCCCGACAAGTATCGACTCTTAGAGCAACACTTTGACCGCATGAGCGTGTGGTTCACGGGCAGCAACTCGCCGGCCTCGCTTTCCTCGCGCTCGATTGCCGCTCTGTGCATGGACGAATTGGACAAATTCCCAGCGAAGGGCGGCAAAGAGTCGGCGCCTTTGCAGTTGGCCGAGGCCCGTGTAGCGACTTACCCGCAGCACATCATCGTAACGACCTCGACCCCGACCTACGAAGACGGGGCTATCTGGACGGAATGGCTGAAGGGCGACCAGCGTAAATACTTCGTGCCGTGCCTTGGCTGCGGCGAAGCGTGGTCTTTGGAATGGGAGCACATCAAATGGGATGAGACGGCCAAGCAAGACGAAGGCTGGAACATGGAGCGGGTGGCCGCGACGGCGCGGTGTGTTTGCCCTGCCTGTGGTCACGCGCACGAAGAGGCCGACAAACAAGAGATGCTTGAGCGGGGCGAGTGGAGGCCCACGGATTTTGCCGCCGAGCCAGGGCGGCGCAGCTATCACTTGTCATCTCTTTACGCACCGTGGCGGAAGTGGGCGGATTTGGCCGTGAAGTTTTTGCAAGACCGAGAAGCGCCGGGCGGGTTGCAGGATTTCTACAACCGCGAACTGGCGATTCCGTGGAAGGTCGAAGGCTCACGCATCACGACCGCCATGATCCGCGAGCGCATCGACGCCTCGCCCAAGTATCTGCTGGGGCAACCACCGAGTGACGGGGTGCTGGCGCGGCTCATGGCCGTGGACGTGCAGCAAACGGAACTGTGGTGGCTGGTTCGCCAACTGCACGAAGATGGGAGCAGTTATCTCGTGCAATACGGGTCGGCCTTGGGGTGGGGCGGGCTGGCCGAGAAATTCCGCGAGCTTGGTTGCCAGTGGGGGATTGTTGATGCCGGGTATGCGGCCAAGGCAACTTCGGGCGTTTACAACTTTGTCTTCGGCACGGCGGGCAAATTCTGCGCGGCCTTTGGTCGAACCAAAAAGCACAACTCGTCTTTGAAGCCTTGGGAGACGGGCGAGCTCCAGATCGACGGCACCCGCACCATCCGCCAGATGCGTTTCGATGCGTTGCTCTGGCAGGAGCGGCTTTACCACGATGTGCTACGGGATGGCCGCGTGCCGTGGTATTTGCCGCGTGATCTGGCCAAGGACTACGTTTCGCAGATGCAAAACGAGGCGCTGGTAGACGATAAAGACGAAAAGAAGTGGCAACGATTCGGCCCCAACCACTTGGCCGACTGCGAGAAAATGGCGCTGGTCTACATGGATTGCTTCTTGTCGGCCTTCCGCGCACAGAACGCCACTCCTTGACACAAGCAACGAGGGCATGACCGATGCGTCGATGCTCGCCCGTGTCTTCACGGCGTCCGAACTTTCCCAACTCAAAGCAAGCTGCAAGGCGCAAATTCTGGCAGGCGGCGCCTCTCAAGCGTTTGTTTTGTCAAGCAGCGTGGGCGGTCGGTCGGTGACGCTTCAGAAGAGTTACGATGCATGGGAAATGCTCGGCCTCATCGAGACAGCCCTCGCCATCAATGCCGGCGACATCGGCAACGACCGCGCCACCCGCGCCCAATACGGAGTATATTAAAATGGCCAACCTCATCGACAAAATGGCCAGGGCGCTGGGCTTTTCCCGCATGGTCGAAGCCGCCAACTGGCGCCCGGAAGAACGCGCATGGGTGCAGTCCCAGGCGCAGGACAGCAAGGTGGATATTTCCAACGGCGACCGCGTGCGCCTGCTCGGCCTGTCGCGCAAACTTTTCTACAACAACGCGATCGTCAGAAGCGCCATCCGCGACAAGGCGACCTACTCGGTCGGCTCGGCCATCGCCCCGCAGGCCAACAGCGGCGATCCCGCATGGGATGATGCCGCCGAAGCGTGGTGGGATAACTGGAGCAAGTCGCCCGAAATCAGTGAGCGCCACGATATGCGCCGGCTGCAAATGCTTGTCTCTGAAGCCATCGACCGCGACGGCGAAATCTTTTGCATCCTGACCAACAAGCGCGACGGGATGCCCGCCGTCCAAGTGGTCGAGTCGCACCGTGTGGCCAACCCGCCCGACAAGGCAGACCAGATCATTGATGGCGTAAGTCTCGACCGCTTTGCGCGTCCGCTCGCTTACCATGTGGTCGAGGGCGACACCTTCAGCCAGCGCACCAGCCGCCGCATCCAGGCGGATTTGATGCTCCACGTTTACGAGCCCGAACGTCCCGACCAAGTGCGCGGGTATCCCGCCGTGGCCGTGGCGCTGAACAACCTCCTCGACCGCGACGAGCTCCTCCGCTTTGAGATGCAGGCCGCAAAGATCGGCAGCAGCATCGGCCTTGTCGTTCAGAACGCGCAGGGCGGGGTGGGGGCCGAAGGATTCTTTGGCGACTTGTCCAAAAACACGGGCGAAAGCCTGACCCGCGAAACGGTTTTCGGCGGCGGCATGATCCCGCGACTCAAGGCCACCGAGCGCATCGAGTCCTTCATGATGAATCGCCCCAACGAAAAGTTGGACGCGCATCTGGAGCAATACATTCGCGCCGCCGCCCTCGGCCTCGGCCTGCCCTACGAATTTATCTGGGACACCTCCGCTGTCGGCGGTGTGGCCCAGCGTTTCATCATCCAAAAAGCCGCCCGCGCTTTTGCCGCTCGGCAAGATGTGCTGATCTCCTCCTTCCTTGGCAAGCTCTGGAACTACGCGATCGCCAACGCCATGCGCCGCCGCGAACTGCCGCAGAATCCGAACTGGCGCAGCGTGCATTGGCAGACCCCACGCTCAATCACCGTGGACGTAGGCCGCGAAGCCGCCGCCCGCCGCGACGATGTGAAAGCCGGGCTCATGACCTTGGCCGATTTCTTTGGCGAGCAGGGATTGGATTGGAAAACCGCCATGCAGGAAATCGCTGCCGAGCGTCAGTTCGCCGCCGAGCTCGGCGTGGTGGTCGGCGTCGAGCGCACCGAGGGGGCGACGGTCATCGACCCTGTGCCTACAGGGGACGGCGGTTCAACTCCGCCCGCCTCCACCCCGGAGCCGCAAGCCGCAGAGTTTTCGGAACGCGCCCGCAAAAAGAAGCGGATCTACAAGCGCAAGAAGGCCGAAACCAAGCCGGTTGCTTGACATGAGCGCCCGCCTATATGGCGGAACTCAAATTTGACGGCATCAGCGTAGCCACTGTTGGCCCCGCACTTGGGCACGAGATGTTCGTCGATGATGTCACCCTGCTCCAAGCCGAACAGGCGGGGCAGGCCGGTAGCCCGGTCAAAGTGTTTGTCGATCACGACGAGTCCATCGACTCCCTCATCGGCCTGCTCAACAACTTCCGCATCCAAGAAGACCAACTGCGCGCCGATTTGGAACTGCTTTCGGCTCACCCGCAGGCCGAGTTCTACGCCGAGATTCTGAGTAAAGCGCCTGGCCGCGTCGGATTTTCAATGGCCTTCAGTGGCCGTCCCGAAGAAGTGGGCGACCGCCGTTTCGCCCGCGTCGAAAATCTGGTCAGCGTTGACCTCGTTTCGCGCCCCGCCGCGAACCGCGAAGGCGTCTTCCGCGCCGGCAGTGAGCCCGCCCAAGTTGACACCTCGGCGGAGGGCATGACCGAATCTTCTGTCACCGAACAAGTCGAGTTTGACGCGAAAGCCGCCATCGAGGCGCTGACCGCTGTTGTCTCCAAGCTCGAAGAATCCGTCGCCGCGATCGCCGCCGACAAATCCGAACCCGCCGAGGCTGAAGTTGTCGCCGAGGAAGTGAAGTCCGAAGAGGCCGCGCCCGCTCCCGAAGCCGCCGAACTCTCCGCTCTCTCCGCAAAAGTCGCCGAGCTTGAAATCGCTCTCGCCGCCAAAGGCAGCGAGGCCGTTGCCAGCAACGCCGTCGCCTCCGAAGACCCGGTCGAGCAATTCAAAGCCGCCTCCGAGTCGAAGGACTGGAAGCGCGCCGCGCAAATCTTTTCCGCGAACAAGAGCGCCATCTACCGCGCTCGCAACGCCAAGAATTTCTAAGGGCCAACCCCCAAGGAAAAACCAACAACAACCAGAAAAACCTAAAATAATATGGCAAACGTATTCGATTCAGCACTCGTCGTAGCGACGATCTCTGAACAGGTGCAGACGGTGCTCGCCAACCGGTTGGCCCCGCTCCGTATCTTCAGCACGGATTTCAGCAACGAAGTCCGCAAACCCAAGGACACCATTCAGGTGCCCCTCGTCACGGCCACCAGCGCCACGACCACCAACCCGACCGATTTCACCCCGGCTTCCGACGTTACCGTCGGCAAGGCGACTGTGACGCTCGACCACTACGCGCAGTTCTTCGGCATCACCCAAGCCGAGCTCGCCAACGGTCACCGTCTGGAGAACTTGGTTCGCATCAATCTCAACGCGCTGGCCGACAAGTTGTTTTCGGTGGCGATCACCCCGATCACCACGGTCAACTTCGGCGCGGCCACGGTCACCACGACCAACATCACCCCCGGCAGCGGCCACTTGGCGACTCTTTGGAGCGCCATCAGCAAGGCCGACCGCAAGGGCTTGGTTGTGACCCCGGAGATCTACAGCAAGCTGATCCCCACCAACGCCGACTTCCTGCCGCTCCAAAACGGAGCCTACGGATTCGACCAGGGCATCTACTACGCCAACAGCTTCAGCGGTGCTGTCGCGGGCCTCGACGGCTTCGCGGTGTGCCCCGAAGCGATTGCGGTGGCCTCGGCCATGCCCGCCATCGACCCGGCTGTCGCTAACCTCCTCTACGTCTCGGATTCCGTGACGATCGAGCAGCTTGGTATGACAGTTATGTACAATATCACAGCCTCACAGGCGACCCGTAACGTAACGGCGTCCATCGAGGTTATGATGGGATCGTCTGCGGGTCTGACCAGCGGCACCTGCGCGCTCATCATCTAAGTGTGTGTTCACCTCCCGGCGGTTTGAGTGGCCCGCCGGGAGTTTCCATCTGGGTTTCGACCCGAAGGGTCGCGCTTCCACTCAGCGCGGCCCTTTCCTTTTGTAGTCAGTGGCAAAGATTCATCTCGGCATCATTGTAGGCAACGAAGCGGCCAACATCACCCGCTTCCTCGACAGCTTCCAGCCGCACGTTGATTCCGTCAGCGTGGTGCGCGCCTGCGGCAACCAGGCGCCCGACGAGACGCTGGACATCGCCAAGGCGCGTGGCTGCATCGTGGGCGAGTATGTGAACGGCAAGACAGGCAAGGAGTGGCCGCACGTCGATAACTTCGCCGCCGCCCGCAACCAGACCTTTGCCCTCGCGCCCGAAGGCACCGACTGGCTCATGTGGGCCGACTGCGACGATCTGCTGGCCGACTCAGGGGCCGAGGCGCTGGCCAAGATTCGCAGCGGCACTGAGATCATCAAAGGCGCCATCTACGCACCGTATGTGACCAGTGCCGCCGGAAGCTATGCCCGCCGCATCCGCCTCGTCCATGTGGATTGCTACAGCCAGTGGATCAATGCCGTTCACGAGGACATCGAGACGAAGGACGGCACCAAAAACACTTGGTGCATGGAACTTCAAGTCATCCACCTTCCCGAAAACAACAAGCGCGGCAGCGTAGTCCGCAACCGTGCCATCCTTGAAAGCGTGCCGCCAGAGCAACGCACAGGCCGCGAGTGGTGGTTTCTTTTCCGTGAGTGCGAGACGCAGCAGGACATTCCGAAGGCAATGGAGGCCGCGATCTTTGCCACGGCGCATCCCGAATTAGGCGACGAGGAAAAGTTCGTCGCCTACCAAACCATTGGCCGATGGATCAAAGACGTGGACGAGGCCGAGCGCCCGCTGTTGGAAGCCGTGCGCCTCATGCCGCACCGCCGCGAAGGCTACGCGGAGCTTTGCAAAATGCACACGGCCAGAGGCAACGCGAAGAAAGGGCTGGCCTATGCCTACGCGATGGAGGCGCAACCTATGCCTGACGAACCCTCTTGGACGCACGATGCGTCCCTCTACGGATGGCGGGCGCACGATCTAAAGACGATTGCCCTGGCTAAAGCCGGCCAAACCAAGGAAGCCGAGCGCATCCGCAAAGAATGGCAGAAGCGCCTCAAGCCCCGCATTGCCGTAGGCCACCCGGCGGGCAGGGGGCAGAAGGACATCGAAGTCCGCAACTTGTGGCTGGAGCGGGCCGCGCACCCGGAGCGCGTGGCCTACTATTTTGGCATCTGCGAAAGCGACAAGGAGGTGGTCGAGCAGTTGCAGCATTACCCGCACGCCTTGGCGCCCGCCGTTCCCGAAGGCCATTCCTCTGCCGTGGCCAACTACAACGCCGCCGCCCGCGCGGCCACCGCATCGGGAGCGCGCATCTTTGTCATGGCGCAGTCGGACGTTTATCCGCCGCATGGTTGGGATGAGCAAGTGATCCAAGCCATGACCCCGCACATGGACAAGCCGACCGTGCTGCACGTTTCGGATGGCTTCAACAAGCCCGACGAAAAGCTAATGACCATTATGTGCTTCAACTGGCGCTGGTGGCTGGGCCGCGAATGGCTCCTTTGCCCCGAATACGACGGCTATTGGTCAGACACCGAGTTTTCTTTCCGCTCCTACCACGACGGGGTGGTCGAGGATGCACGGCACATTAAGTTCTACCACGACCACCCGCTGTTCACGGGCGCGGCCACCGACGAGTGCTACCGCCGCCAACAGAACCCCGAAGCCAACGAGCGCGGCAAAGCCGTCTTCCGCCGCCGCAACCCGGATGCCGTGGGTTGGCTTTGACTCGCGGACGTAGGGCATGGCAAACCAGTTAGACACAGCGCACATTCTCGGCGTTGCTGCCATCACGGACGTAGGCGGCGAATATGTGACCATCGGCGGCACACAGCTCAAGGCCGTGGTCGGCGACATGGATGTGCGCGACGAACTCGCCGAGGGCGGGGTGCGACAGATCCGCTCGGTGCGGGTCGGGATTCCGCGCAGCGAGTTTGAACGGTGCATTGCTATGGGCATCAAAACCGTGGAGATCCCCGCCATCTGGAGCCGCATCACTGTCCGTGACATTGAGCTTCAAGTCCTCGGCGTGGCGCAGGACGCGGCGGTCATCGAGATCACAGCCGGCGGGCTGGCGGAGTAGGGCGATGGCTGCGGCTATCTCAGTCGAGATTTCCTTGGACGAACTGCGGAAGATGGTGCCGAAGTTTTCCAGCGCCACCACACGGGAGGTGGGATTAGAGCTTTTCAAGCAGGCTCGCCTCATGGTGCGCGACGATGGCGACAATGGGCTTTTGGCGATTACGCCCCCGAAGACGCAGGAAATGGGCGAGAGCGCGACCACCCGCGACATCAATCGCGTCTTTGTCACGGCGGCAACCATCCGCGCCATCCTCAAAGACAGCGGAGAGCGCGGAGCCCGCTCGGCTTTTCGGCGATACACAACACCCGGCCCCGACTATTCGCAGGCCCGCGCCTTGGATTTCCTCAACAACCAAACGCCAACCACCGTAGAGGTGCGCCCCTACACCACCAAGGGCGGCAAGCGCGTCCGCAGCTACACGCAGACGCGGCAAGTCTCCTCCTTGGGCGATTCTCGCCTTGGGCGCTTGCAGTATGTGGATGATGCGCCGAGCCGCACCCTGCACAAATCGCGCAAGAACTCCCGTGGCCAAGTGCGGCAAGCGGCGTGGTCGCAGCTTGTCATGAGCAAAAGCCAGATGAACAGCTACACCAAGGATGTGGTCAAGCGCGTCGGCACGATGAAAGCAGGCTGGGGGGCGGCAGCAAGGCAGGCTGGTCTTTTGGTTAATCTGCCAGCCTTCGCCGCCCGCAACGTCAAGCGCGCCAGCGGCAAGGGCCGCACCAGCGTAGCCAACCCCAACAATATGTATGTGGAACTGGCCAACACCACGCCGAACGCCGCGAGCATCATCAACCAGGGCGCGGTGAATTGGGTGGTTCGCCTCCGCCAAAAGCAGATCGAGCGCGAAATGAACAACCGCATGAGCAAACTCGCCGCCGCCGCATGATCCACCGCGAACTTGAAGGCGCCTTCGCCGCCTACCTTACCGCCAACCGCACAGGCACCGCGCTGTCGGGCATCCCTGTGCGCCATGCCGTTCCCGCCGATGCGCTGTCCCTGCCGTGCGTCATTGTCGCCTCGGCCACAGCGGAATTACTGGAGGGCGGCGTCCGACAGGCTACCCGCGCCACAATGGATTTCTCGGTCATCTCCGCTGCCAATGCTGGCGCAGGCTGGCAAACGTCCCACAAGAACCGCGTGGCCGCGCTCTCGCGTCTTTTAGACGATACTAATACCAGCACCGCACTTGCCGCCATCAACGCGGCACAGACGGATTTCACGCTCTACGGATGGCATCTGGCCGAACTGACCAGCGAGACATCGGCCAACTACCAAAGCGACAGCATCCGCATCAGCTTGGTTGCAGGCGAGCGCATCAACACCTCTCCAACTGGCCCCACGGCCACGCCGCAAAATTACAGCCTACGGCACGAGATCGAGCAAATCGTGTCGGCCCACCTCGGCACCGAGCTCCCCGGCGCCGTGACGGACGATTACACCGTTTACCCCTATTACTCGGAAACCACCGTCCCGCCCCGTCGCATTGTCGCCGCCTGTCTTTCCGCCGAGCGCCCGTTCCCGCAACTGGCCCGGTGGTCGGCACAAGTCACGATCCACGTTATCACGCCGGGCCAATACGCCAGCACCCACGACGAAGCGGTCACTTTGGTGCAGGAAACCCTGCGCGATATTGTCGCCCAGGACTTCACTTCGGCCAACGTCACCGTAGCCGGGATGCTGGAGACGGGTCACTCGGTCGATAGCTCCGACAACCGCATTACCGACCTGTTGGCCGTGACGCTCTACTGTCAGCAGAATTGACACGCCCCGCGAGGGCATGGCTATCACTTACGGCTCTGGCGCTGGATTCTCTCGCTCCACCAGCAAGTCCTTCGAATATCTCGCCGTTGCGGACAACACGGGCGCGGTTGCGGATAACATCCTCAAATATACCCGCACGGAGACAACCACAGAGACAGTCACCAGCACCTTTGGCGCCCCGCAAATCGACGGCGATGACGTGTTGAGCGCGACTCTGGCGTGGAGCGTGGACGAGGTAATTATTGACCCGTCAGCCAGCAGCACAGCGCCACCCGCTGCGCGCACTTACAACCCGCGCTGTGAGGCATCTGCCACGATCCTTGCTGACACCTTTACAGCGGCAACATTTGAATTAGACGGCATTACCTTCGACACCTTAAGCGCCGAGAAAGCCGAAACGGCGGGCGATGTCATTAAATTCAATTTGCGTGGCGTGAACTACGGCGAAGATGGCAATTTGACCGTGGGCAGCATTTCTGGCGGCGGCACCATCCGCCAAGAAAAACGCTTCAGCAACACGGATTTCGTCCGCACAACCGCAACCACCGTAGCCTTTAGCGGCTCGTAATCGGAGGCCAGCGTCATGGACGCGCTCGCCGCCGAATCTTTTCTCAACGCGCCGCACACAGTGTGCGGACTGCGGATGCAACCACTTTCCGTGGGACACGCTTTCGCGCTGGAGGCTATTGCCTCACCCTTCTACCACGGCAAGCTCGGCAGCGAGGCCGATTTGCGCTTGGCCGTGTGGATCTGCTCGCGCCCGCCCTTGGCCTTGCCACAAATGGACGGATGGCGCTGCCGCCTATGGAAATGGCGCAAGATGGATTTCGTCGCCGAGGTGGCGCGGTGGCAGACCTACGTTGCCGACTACTGCGCGCCCCCGCAAATGTGGAACAAGTCGCCCAAGGCCGGCGAAGAACGCGGCGAGCCCTCGCGCATCCCGAACGCCATCACGACCGTTGCCCGCCTCATGCGCCTCGGCATGACCGAGAAACAAGCCTGGGCCACGCCAGTCGGCGCGGCCTCATGGTACGAGGCCGCAGCCTACGAAACCGAAAGCGGCACGCACCTCGATATTGTGACTGACTCGGAGCGCGAGGCCATCGCCCGCAGCAAGGCCCGCAAGGAGGAAAAAGCTCATGGCTGAAGTAAAAGTAAAAATCACAGCGGCCAACCAGACGCAGACTGGTTTCCAGTCCGTGCTGGCCGACGCCAAGAAAACGGCGACTCAGGTGCAGCAAACTTTTTCGCGCACCTCGGCGCCCACGTTTCGCCCCATCCCACAGGGAAAAGCGCAGACGGGCGATTTTTCAAAAGAGCTTGCCGATTTGGCCAACGCGGCCAATGAGGGCACAAAAGCTGCCGTCGAGGAAATGCTGGCTGAACTTCGCCGCGTCCGCGAAGGAGCAAAAACAACCGCCAGCGAAATAGAAAACATCCCGACACAGGCCGGCGGGCTGATTGGGAGGCTTTTCGGAGCCGGTGCCACGGGAGTCGGAATCGGCTTGGTGGTAAAGCAGCAGATTGAGCAAGTCGCCCAAGAATACACCAAGCTCATTGATCTAAACGCCGCGCTCGACTCGTCATTCAAAGCGATCGGCAGCGCAACCACTTTCGACGGAATCATCAGCGGGGCCAAGCAGGCGCAGGAGCAAATCGCCAACATTGCAAAAGAAACAGAGAATTTCAAAAGCGGCTTCCTGAACAATGTCGCAAACTTTTTTACAGGAGGAGAACTGTTTGCCAACGCCGATCAGCTTGTTGCCAACGCAGGAAAAATCACAGTCCAGCAAGTTATTGTCAGCCTCAAAGAGCAAAACAAAAACCTGACCCAGCAAATTGCAGGAGCAAAAGAGGGGCGACTTGACCAAGTAGAAAAAGGGCAGGAAACCCAACGACAACGAGCAGGCTTGGAGTCGCAACTCAGAGCACTCGGCGCAAGCCCGGAACAAATTGCAGCGGGCCTGCAAGCCTTCGACCGCCAGCGGAATTTGCAGCAAGAAAAGAAATTCGCCCAAGAAGACTTCACCGCGAGACAAAAGTTTGAGGAGCGCCAGAAACGGGAGGCGGAAAGAAGCGGCCAGAGGCTTTCACCTGGAACGCGTCTTGGCGACGTTGTTGGAAAAGAACTTGGGCCAGGCAACATCGAGGGCATAAAGCGGTTTGAGCGCGAGCAGATGTTGCAAAATCAAGAGGCGGCAAAGGCAGCGCTTCAAGCCCAGCAGCCAGCCTTCGGTGGCGACTTTGGCGCCTCCGCCCTTCAACGCATCGGCGGCGCCTCCGAAGAGTTTTTCCGAGTGCGTCCAGACGGGCAGCGCGAGCAGCGCCTCACCAACCAACTGCTTAAACAAATCAACGAGGCGCTTCGCAACGGCGAGCCCCTCGTTTTGAAAGGATCATCATAATATGGCACAAATAGAAGCACCAGGCGGCGGGATAAGTTATACATCGGACGGAAAAAAGCTGACCCGCCAAGTTTATGTTTTAACCGAAGGAACGACCTCTGTTGCGCCGGATGCCGTTTCAAATGCCGTTATTACTTCGGCTGATTTTGTTGCCGACGCAGCAGGCGTGACCCGCGTCACGGTCACTTGGACCGAGGGCCAAGCTGGAGGGGGCGTCGGCGGATCAGCAGGCGGCGGCACGACCGCAGAGCTAATCGGCGGATCGCGCGAGGTGCCCACTGAGTCGCATCCTTCGTTCAAATCAGTTACGACGGCGCAAATGGTTGAAATAAAAAGCGCAATTCAACAAAGTCGAGAACCCGATCCGGCCATAATACCTACGCAAAGCGAAAACAAGGCGCGCGTCCTTTATCGTCTATTGCTGCGCGGTCAAGAATACTATTTGGCACCAGCGGTGAGCTACCGCGAAACAACTCTGGAGACATCTTTGCCCCCGCTGCGCGAGTTGGCAACGATCAACGCCCCGCAAAGAGCGCCCTCTGTGGCCGCACAACAAAACTGGCTGCTCTCTTCAATAAATGCGCGCACCGTAGCGCAGCCGACTGGCGCCGTGCGCTATGAGGTGACTAAAGAGTGGCTGCTTTCGGCTCGCGGCGGGTGGGACCCCGAAAAAGTTATCTACAACGGCACTTAGGCATGGAGGGCATATCGCCATTTCAAAGCGGCAGGCCGCTCTTGTCGGAAGTCACCGCCGACAAGCTCAATCGCATTCTTGCCGAGATCAAACGCAACCGCCCCGTGGTTTCGGCCCCGCTGTCGGCGCGCGTCACTGGGGACGGCACCCACATTTCCATGCCGCGCCCGGAGCCGGGCGCCGATGCCGTCATTGAGCACCCTTTTCGCATTATTAGCCGCGGTTCCCCAAACAACGAAAGCCAATACCTCGTCAGCGTGCATCCCGGCACAATCAACACACTTTTACCCACGGGTATTTTCGGCAGCGGTGGAAACCTGCAAACCAATACAATCCCCAAAGAAACGCTGCGCTACGTCGTCCTCGAAGCGACCAGCGACGGCCAGCAAATCACGGCAGCGGCCATTTCAGTTGCGGCCACGGCCCCAACCCCGCAAGAGCCCGTAGTGTTTGGCCTTCCGACCACGGCCAAATTCCTTATTGGCATTGTTTATAGCGGCAAGGTTTTTCAAGTGCAGTTCACCAACTTTACGCTGACAGGCAAGCAGCAGTTTATCGCCAGCAAGTCGTCGCCTGCGGCGGCGGGTGAATTGCCTTACGAAATCTACTACGTCTGGGGGTAGCGGATGACTACCTTTACCATTACTTGCCCGCCGACTGTGGCGGCGAGCACAGAGCGAGCCACCGCCTATACAACCTCTTATGTTTCTGAGGACTTAACGCCTTTTGGATGGCCCGACAATCCTCAGTTAAACAATGAAACCACGTCGGCAGTTTCCGTTTTCGTTACAGACCGAAGCGGAAACAAATACGCAAGTGGATCATTTTTGGTAACGGCTCAAGGAGGGGGCGGCGACGGCGCTCCTTACACCGACAATACAAATAATACTGTCGCAATAACGCAAAGCTGGAACGGCGCCCGCACACAGGAAAATTCTGACGGACAAACAACAGCAACGGCAGAAGCCTCTGTTATCAGCAACATCACAACGACCGAATCGCAAATAACAGTTGTTGCGACCGTCACGCAGCCGACACAAACAGTCATAGTTACTGGCACAACCACTTCTACCGTGCGCAGCAGTATTTCGTTAACGCTTCCCACAACCAGAACCACGCTGGCCAATGCGACAACAACCGACATTCAGGAGCGGGCAACAACAACGATTGGCACTACGGAAACTGCCGAAACAATCACCGCCTATGGCGGCACAACTGGAACGCGCGCTACGGCAACAGTGGTTGTTTTGGATGCCAATGAGGCACTTTATTCTATAACCCAAAGGCCTTCTGGCGAAGTGCCTTTTAGCGACGTGGTTAGTCTTATCGCGGCCACGCAAACAACGTTTTCTCAGAGCTTTAGTTTCCGAGAAGGGCCGGTCGTCACCTACGACTCCTCTTTTGATGAAGATGAAGGCGTGTTGTTTATCGCTCCCACTTCACAAGAAATTGAGCAGGGGCAAGAAACAATAACGACGACCACGGCAAACAACTTTACCATCACCACACTTTTTCCCGTCAATTGCTGGCCCCCAACCGACGCCCTGCAAGCTGCGGTCACGAGGATTACGACAACTGAAGAAATCAGAGAAACTTCCTCGCGCTCTTACACGGGGCCAACCATAGCCACAACGGTATCGGATTTGTTTTTCCGTGAAATATCACTCAGTTCCGTTGTGTATCAACAAAGCTACACAAGCACAAAAGAAACCACTACGATTGAAGAATTTGCCTCTGTTACCAGTTTCACGTCTTCAACAGAAACTATCTACGACGAAGAATTTGTTAGCAAGACAAGTAGTGGACAAAGCGCCACTCTGGCCAAAACTTTTGAAATTGCCGAGCGGATCGGCGGCAATTTCGCGCTGGGCTCCAACTTACAGCACTCGGCGGGGCTTTCTTTTCGCGGGGCTTACGCCTTGCCAAGAAATTTCTCAGAGGTTGGCACTGTTGTCGGGCCGGTTGGCATAACTATAACCAATGCACCGAACGGGTGGTGGCAAGCCTCGCGCACGGCCCACCTGCCACGTGTTGAAACTAGCAGCTCCACCTCTAGCGCCAGCCAGACGGTGCGGTGGTCTGCCAATGGGGTCGGGGTTACCGTCACCACATTGGCCGAATCCGGAACATCAACAACTTCAACAAGCCAATCAGGCTCTTGGACCACCGCCGGAAGCGCAACAACGTCCTTGGCCCTGCGCCAAAACGTCATTAACCCCGGAGGGCGGCAAGCCGCCTCGACCTTGGGCACGGGCTTTCGGGGTCCGGGATTGTTTTACACAAGCGGACCAAACGGAACGGGCACGCAGAGCTTTGCCGGCTTTGCGACATTTGAGATAGGAACCAGCACCCCGCGTGTTGCTTTGAGTCGAATGCCCTACGCCACGGCGCTTAATGACTTTAACATCCAAGAGCGTTTTACTACGCAGCGCAACTTTACCAATATCATTGGCGAAGACGATCTTGTGCTTTGACACTGCCGCCGCCTCCGAGTGCTGGCTATCGCGACATACGCAACCCGTTCGTATTTCTACTGTTGGCCGCAGTTTTTGAGGCGCATTGCTGCCGCCGCCGGGCACCACGCCGAGGCGCATTTCATTCTGGCGACCGACCAGAGTGACGAGGCCAAAGCGGCTATCGAGTCCGCGCGCCACGAACTGCCCGAAGGTTGGCGCATCCAAGCCATCACCCTGCCGCTCGATGACGGGGGAACCGAGGGCAAGGACTACAAGGAGCCCGCGCAAATGCGGATCGCCGCGTTGCAAGGCGCGGCGTTTGCCGCCGCAAGGAAGATTCGGGCCTCGATGTTGTGGTCGGTAGAGGCCGACAACCTTGTCCCTGCGGACGCGCTCCGGGTGGCCGAGTGGACGCTGCAAATGCCGCAGGCGGATGGGTCAAATTTTTACGATGTTGCCGCCGTCACCTACCCGAACGGGCTTTTCCTTGGCGGCAACGGGACGCCGCAGCACCCGATCGCGGAGGACTTCACCGAGAAGGAGCGCAAGCTGCCGCCGCGCCTTGTCCGCGCTTTGGAGATCTGCCGCGAGCGGTTGAAGGACTGCAAAGATCCAAAGGTCGGAGAGCGCGAGGGCAAGCGGTTGGGCCGACTGCATGAGCGCGTGAAGAAATGCCCGCCAGACGGCAATGTCTTTGAGGTAAACGGCAAACATGGGTGGAGGCGCAGGGGATGGATGGATTTTGCATACCCCGGAATCGGCAAAGGGGCCATCGTCCCATCAGATTGGTGCGGTCTTGGCTGCACGCTCCTTTCGGCCAAGGCGCTCGCACTGGCCGAGTTTAGCGGCTACGACGGCAGAGGAACGCAAGACCTGTTCCTTTGCTGGCATCGCTGGCACCCAGCAGGGCTGCGGATTGCCTGCGTCCCGCATTGTGTCGCCGACCATGTGAAGCGCGACAAGGACGGCAAGATTGTCCACTACCGGGCGTATCACGAAACGGAGGGCGAATACCGGGGCCACCTCCGCGTTCGCCAACAGGAATGGATGCCATGTTAGGCGAGCTTCGACCGCTTACCACCCACCTCGATGAGCGTGGCAGGCTCACCGAAATCTTCCGGGCCTCGGATGACGCGCATGGCTTCGGCCAAGCCTACATCACGACTTGCGCGGCGGGGGTGGTCAAAGCCTGGCACCGCCACCGACTGCAAGTGGATCGCTGGTATTGCGTAGCGGGCGCGGCGAAAGTCGGCATCTGGGATGCCGAGGCCAAGCGCGGGCAAACCGTCATCCTTTCCGCCGACACGCCGCAGCTACTCATCATCCCCGCAGGGTTGTTTCACGGCTTCACGCCCTGCCACGGCCACACCTCGGCGGCGATCCTTAACCTTCCGTCCCGCGAATACGATCCCGCCAATCCCGATGAGGATCGCCGGGGGCCGATGGCTTTCCCGTTTCGGTGGGCTGTGGAGTCGCGCTAACGCTTTGACACAGAGGGGAGGGGCAAGGCCATGCGCGTCTATATCAACCTCGACAGCAGCGAATTTGTCGTTTCCCCCGTTTTGACGCAACGGGTCAACACGCACTACTTTGTTCGCCGCGACACCGTGCCTGTCGAGGTGCAGTTTGTCCGCGATGGCGGCGTGGTCGAGTTGGGGGCCGGGGCCACCGGACAGCTTGGGATCAAAAAAACCTACACGGGCAGCTTCCTCGCCAACGATGCCGGGTGGACGAAAACAGGAACGGGCACCAGCACGGTTTACCAGTTCGACCTGGCGCTAAACACCACCGAGCTTTCCGCCGAGTTTAATCCTGACGCGGACACAGACTCAATCACGGCCAAGTTTGAAATTTCTTGGACAGCCAGCGGCACGACGTCCAGCACCATGCCCTGCTCATGCGTAATCTACAACGATGTCATTCGCGGGTCGGAAGGTTCTGTCAGCTTCGCCAACACCATGAACCAGTTCGATCTGCGGGCCAGTGACAACACGATCTGGCGCGTGACGATCGACGCGGATGGAGTTTTGACCACACAGAAAATCTAACATGAAAACCCTTCTCACCCTCCTCCTCGCCACCCTCTGCGCGGCAACAAGCTACGGGCAGACGATGAAGGCGCTGATGTATAACACGAACGGGCGCATCGCTTACAGCGGAACCAACGAGCTAATGTTCACAAATGCCGTTGGTTTTGCCGAGGGCGACTTGGAAATCACGGAGGCTGGCGGTATTGCGTGGGCTGGAGAACTGAAATACGAACCGGAGTCACAAACCTTTTTTTCGGCTTTGGCGTTTTCCTCGACCAATGTTTCCGCCAGCACTCGCACCAATCTCGACCTCGGAGCCACATGGCTCACCAACGCCAACGTCACCAATTTTCGCACGGCGATCGGGTTGGGGGCTACGAATAATGCCGCATTTCGCGGCCTTACCTCAGACGGCAACATCGTCATCACCAACCAATCGGCCACAAATAACGGGCTACTTTTCGTCTATCGCACCAACAACGAAGCGTTTCTCGGTTTAGCCAACCTCATCGCCAGCAACAACACAACGATCAGCAACGAGACGTTGTTCCGCGTAGGCACGGCAGAGGCCACGAATCGCAGCGCGCAATTCGGCTTCCGTTCAACCAACACCAACGGCAGCGGCGTGGCTGTGTTCTCGGTCTTTGGCTACAACGCGCTGATGCAAATCGGCGTCGATGCCTCAACCAACGCCGTGATCTTTAGCGGCGGCGGCACGGGCAACCAAGTGATGACGCTCATCAAGAGTGGGGCCACAGAGTTTGCGCGCCCGATCAGTTTTGCCAACACGACAGACGCGGCGACCACGCGCACGAACGTCGGCCTGCCGCTTTCTGCCCTCACCAACACCAGCAACGTCACGGTCATGCGCGCGCTCGCGGGAACCACAAATACAAATATGCCGTTGAGCGGCACAATGATTATCGACCCGGCCAACACCTACGAGATGGTTGTGAGCAATGGCATCATCTTGGATTTTTACGTTCAATGAGCTTCCACGACCCCATCGACTTTCTTTCTCGTCCCTTCGTCGGCGTGACCACCTCGCTCGGCTCGGTCATCGTCTCGCTTTTGCCGCACCTTGAAACGGGGATGCGCCTGTCCGCCTTGGCACTCGGCCTGTTTGTCGCGGCGATGTCCGCACGCAAAGTCTGGAAGGATCGAAACAAATGAGCGCCTGCAATTCCTCCCAAGCCGATCTTTGCTGGACGCGGGGCGACTCCGGGCGGCTCGATGTGTCGGTTAAAGACGCGGACGGCACGGCCTACAACCTCACCGGGGCCACGCTTTTTCTGACGGTGAAGTCCGCGCTCACCGATGCGGATTCTGCCGCCGTGATTCGCAAAGAAGTAACGAGCCACAGCAACGCGGCGGGTGGGATTTCCCACTTTGATTTGCTCACCACGGACAACGCCACGGCAGGAACACGCTATTACGATGTTCAGCTAAAGGACTCGACCAACAAAATCTACACGCTTTTCGGCGGCATCTGGAAAGTGCTCTCCGATGTGACTGTCCGCACCGCCCCGCTCTAACATGGCCGCGTATCACAAAGTTGAGGTCAGTCTAAATACCAACGCTGTTGAGGTTGGCATCCCGTCGCCGCAGACGGTGAACGTGGTAGTGCCGACCATCGGCCCTGCGGGGCCAACCGGGGCAACGGGAGCCACGGGTGCAACAGGCGCGACCGGGGCGCAAGGGCCAGCGGGAACAGGCATTGAAACTCTTACGACCCAAGGCGACTTGCTTTATCGCGGGGCATCGACGGCGTTGCGCCTCGCCATCGGAACAAGCGGCCAAGTGCTAAAGGTCGCCGACGGCATCCCCGCATGGGGCAACGAGTCGGGGGCTGTGACGAGCGTGAATGGCGAAACGGGCGCAGTTTCCTTGAGTGCGGCAGACGTAGAAGCCGCAGCCGCCTCGCACACACACGACGGCACCGACGTTTTTCTAACCGATGACGAGGCGTATGGCCCTGTTCTTGCCCAAAGTTTTGCCGAGGGGCGCAACGGCATCTACTGGCCGACCGATCTCACGATCAACAGCAAGCCTGTTTACAAACTCAACCGCACTTACGGAATGTTCTTTGAGAATTTGCGGTGGCACATTTTTGAGAACTCGCCGCTCACAGCAAACATCGTTGCCAGCAGCGCCGACGATGATGAGTCATTTCCACACCAGACCACAT